ACAACTTACCCCCATTACCATAAGAGTAACACATGGCACAATTTTTTTACGACAATCAGATACGCAGATTTTTATTACAGTTCGCTAAGATTTTCAGCAACTGGTATGTGACTAAAGGCAAAGACCCTAACGGCAACGATATACTTGTACGTGTGCCGGTAATGTATGGAGATCAAAGTAGATTAGTTTCAACTGCAATCGCTAACAATAGTGCAAGCACACTACCGAGTGCACCTATCATAACCTATTGGATAACTGGATTAGAATATAATCAAAGTTGGATGCAGAATCCTACATACATTGAAAAGGTCAATGTGAGACAACGTGCTTATAATACAGAGACACAAAGTTATGAGCAAGTGCAAGGGCAAGCATTCACGGTAGAACGATTGATGCCTGTACCTTATACATTACGTATGCAAGTTGATTTCTGGACTACTAATTATAATCAAAAATTACAATTGATTGAACAGTTAGGTACTGTTTTTAATCCTAGCCTTGAAATACAAAGCACTGACAACTTTGTTGACTGGACTAGTTTAAGTGTTGTATATCAAGATGGTCTTACATTTAGTTCGCGTAGTATTCCGCAAGGCACAGGTAATCCAATCGATGTATTGAGTTGGAAGTTTTATATGCCTATATGGTTAAGCACAAGTACTAAACTCAAAAAGATGGGTGTTATCAATAAAATTATTGCTAGCATATTTAAGGGAAACGCATTACAAGACATGCAAGATGATGATTTGTTATTAGGTACTAGACAAAAGATCACACCATATGGATATAAATTATTATTAATAGGCAATAGATTACAATTATTACCTCAAGATAGCGCATTCTACCCACCTAATACTGACTTGAATGACCCCACACCTCCTAACACAAATCTATATTGGTCTAGTTTATTAAACGTGTATGGAGCATATAAACCGGGAATCAGTCAAATATGGTTACAAAATCCATATATGGAAGATGACATAGTAGGCACCATAGTACTTGATCCAGTAGATGATAGATTATTGATATATGACATCGATCCAGATACATTACCACAAAATACATTGAATCCAGTAGATGCTGTGGTTAATCCTCAGTTGCAAGGACCAAATGCAGGTCTGCCCGGGCCAGTGAATGGGCGTAGATACTTGATCGTAGAAGATATAGGAATGGCAGGTACGACTACGACTGCTTGGGGTGATCTTGTGGCAGAAGCGAACGATATCATACAATATGACTCTACAACCGGTGCTTGGTTTGTTAGTTTCGATGCCGGTGCATCAACTACTGTAGAGTATGTTACCAATCTAACTACTAATATCCAATATCGTTATGTAGAGCAAGAAGGTCAATGGATGAAATCGTATGAAGGTTGGTACGATCAGGGCGACTATAGTGTTGTAATCTAAGCAATAGAGTGTTATACTCTAGATATGAAAAACACTTCGGCAGGTTTATTCTTTTACAGCAAAAATACGGGTAGATTCTTATATCTATTGCGTAATGATGCCAATCATAGTTGGGGCGTCCCGGGCGGTAAGGTAGAAGAAGATGAAACGTTGTTTGAAGGATTAGAACGCGAATGTGTAGAAGAGATTGGATATTTTCCAAAAGATGCCAAATTGATTCCTATACAGAAATTTGTCAATAAGACTTTCACTTATCACACATTTTTCTGTTCAGTAGATGATGAGTTTATTCCTGTATTGAATGATGAACATATCGGCTATGCTTGGGTAGGTGAGAATCAACATCCTAAACCCATGCATCCCGGATTGTTTAGCACAATCAACATTGATATTGTGAAAGAAAAATTAAAAAATCTTACTGAAAATAAAAACGGGGCTTAAGCCCCGTTTTTACTGAGATGAATCATCTCTCATCACATAGCAAAAAGCATCTTTACTGCTTCGACACCGGTCGCACCTAAAACTGCGGCCGCTCCCATTAGCATCCATTTTATCTTTTCAATACCAGATATCTTTTCTGCTAACTCGTCATGAGATTTTTTATTACTCTCTTGAAATTCTTTGAGAATAATTTTAGTCTCATCCATGTTCCTGTCTAGGCATTCGTGTAAGTCTTTTACTTCACTTTTGAGATCATCGATCTTCTCATCCAGATTTCTAAACTGGACTTGAAGTACCGCGATCTCAGTCTCGGCTTGTTCTACACGTTTAACTGCGCTTGCATTAGACATGATTTATTAAGCCTTATTAATAGTTACGATAGGATAAGGTTGTCCACCGTATGTATTAGCGGCATATGCAGTATTGAATGTCGAGAACGCAGGACTTGAATTGTTGATATTTGCTGTCTCATTAGGTAGAGCAGTAACACCCGAATTGGCAGTGAACAACTCAGCAGTATGATCGCTCAATGATTGAACAAATACTGTTGATGAGTTTGCGTATGTACCTTGGATATTGAAAGTGTTTGGCAACAATGCTGTGTTTGCTACGTTTGCAGTATAGCAAGCGGCAGTCAAACCACTAGTTGAACCAGTGACTAGATACTTCTGCTTACCTTTCTGACGAACAATGAATCCTGCTTCTGGATTACCATAGATATATGCACCATCAGTTACGTTTGCTGTAGCATTGGCTGCAAATGTTGCGAATACAGCATTTGCATTTGCGATATCATCAATAGTACCAAGAATCACACCTGCGTCTGTGTACACGATTGTACCATCAGTCAATGTGTTTGCAAAGTCAGTACCGACACCATCTAAGTTTGGACTGTCGTCTGCACAAGTTATTGTGCCTTCACCAGTGATACCGATACATACACCAACTAATACTTGGTTACCATATAGTGCTGTGTTACCACCGACTACTGAATATGTGTTTGCTGAACCATCTGGGTTGTTGAAATATGCATCTACTAAACCAACTGTTGCTGACACTGTAACAGGGCCCGCACCCGATAAATTAACTGGTGTGTATGTTGGATTTGCTGATAATTCTGTTGCTGATACTGTGAAAGTAGTTGCTGACAATATTTTCAGTATCCAGTAGGTTGTACCTGCAACTAAGCCACCGATATTGCTTGCTGGAATGAATGGCATACCTGCAATGATACCTAGATTAGTTAAGTTTGATGATGTAGTGACTACTTCTGTTGAGGCATTAGTAGCAGTTAAAACTATGACTGCTTGAGCCTTTGCGATTTTTAATGGACGTCCCATTTGTTTTCTCCTGTTGATTGCGGGTTCCAGCCGCTACGCAGTGGGTACTGCATAAACTCTCACCATGAGAGTATATGTTATATTTATCAAAAAAGTATATTTTTTTGCGTGGCTTAAGGGCTTGTAGGGGCGCCTAAATCGGTGATAGAGAATATACCAGTACCGCTTACGCTAATATATGCTATGTAATTGCCTTCACCAACAATAAAACTATTGTTGACTGTATTTGCAGGAATTATCTCGCAGGCAGTAAGATTTGCTGTGACTGAACTGTTGCCTACTGCTACAGCAATCGCGCTACTTGTTGTGGAAATACGTACCTTCTCAGTAGTTGCTACTGTTGTGCGTTGACTTGATCCGCTTGGTGTATAAATTGCTGCCGCCATGTTTGTTATCCTATATACTATTTATGTTATAACTTGCCGATCATGACTTCGACAAAACCTTCGCCGTCGTCAACTTTATTTTCTATCGCTTTACCTATAACTGTACCTATCTTAGGAGTGCCTGTAACAACTTTAGCCAATCCATTTCCTGCACTAACAAGCATATCACCTTTACTTACTTTGCCGATAACGTTTACCGGTATGCGGCCTACTAAGGCTAAAATGACAGGGAACTGAGTTCGTAAGTCACCGTTCATCACATAAGAAGGGTTAGTAGAAACTACCCCTGCTAATTTGTTAGTTTCTATGCCGGCAATTGTAACTTCTTTTTCACCACCGAACTCTAATACAGTACCGGGTAGATATGCTTTGTCAGCAGAATAATATTCTGCAAGGTCAGCATAAGTCGCTGTCAATCTTGAGCCTGAAGTTAAAGTCCAGTTACCAGTGATAGTACCTGCTGTTGTGTTACCTCCAGTAGTGATCGCGGTTG